GCCAGGAAGGCAGGCAGGCCCGCCAGGAAGGCAGGCAGGCCCGTCAGGAAGGCAGGCAGGCCGCCAGGAAGGCCAGGCAGGCAGGCAGGCCCGCCAGGAAGGCAGGAAGGCCGCCAGGCCGCCAGGAAGGCAGGCAGGCCCGCCAGGAAGGCAGGAAGGCCGCCAGGCCGCCAGGAAGGCCGCCAGGCCCGCCAGGAAGGCAGGAAGGCCGCCAGGCCGCCAGGAAGGCCGCCAGGCCCGCCAGGAAGGCAGGAAGGCCCGCCAGGAAGGCAGGCAGGCCGCCAGGAAGGCAGGCAGGCCCAACAAAAAAAGAAAGGAACAAAAAAAACAATGTACTTATTGCCCATTCTTTCCCGCTGTATCGCGCTTTATATGTCAAGTGACATTGACACAGTATGGATATACCTGGACCGGTTAATTATTCAGGGAACAATTGACACAGAAACAGCAATACTCCTGGCCGAAAAAACAGAAAAGGAAGGAAAAAACAATGATTATTTTGACTGTAAACCGTGTAAAAAACATTCTTTCTGGCGCAAAAACAGAAATTGAAGTTGTTTCCCGTCTGCGGTCCCACAAAATCAAATACACATACACAACAGAAACCGGATTTTTAACGATTAAAATCCCATGCAAAAAAGGCAATATTCGTGTATATCGGGCCTGCTCACGTTCCGCACCGATTCGCGTATATGCTGACCGTTTCCCGCCGTCTTTCGCAGGCCCAATTTGCCGCATTGACTAATCCGTTCCGGTTTCGTTCCGATTTCGTTCCCGTTCCCGTTCCCGTTCCCGTTCCCGTTCCCGTTCCCGTTCCCGTTCCCGTTCCCGTTCCTGTTCCTGTTCCCGTTCCTGTTCCCGTTCCCGTTCCCGTTCCTGTTCCCGGCCCGTAAATTATATTTTAAAGGAGTATGTAAAATGATTCCCATTATTTTTATCAATTGCAAACATTTCCCGTTTATAGATCAAATTATTAAAAACGAAAAGCTTATAGAAACACGTACACGCAACACGCTCCGCGCCTTTATTGGCCAACGCGTTTTCCTGGCTGAGACCGGACACGGAAGGCCAGTTGTCCGGTGCTCTGTTGTGATTGATTCCGTTTCCGTTTACCATTCCCGTTCCGCCTGGGAAACAGTGCGACAACTCGCATGCATTCCGTACGACAGTAAATATGACTGGAAGCCCGAAACAAAACACAAGTATGCATATTCCATTTTCAACGTCATTCCATGCACGCCATTCGTTCCGCCGGAAGGCAAAAGACACGGAAGGGTATCGATGGATTATAATCCTGTTCCTGGTTTTGTTTCTGAAAATTACTACAATACGCTTGACGTCCACCACTAATTGTAGTAATATGTTACTACACCAAGTAGTTTGCTTATCATGTAAGGAGGTATTAAACGTGCTTCGTTCCGTTCCTTCCCGTTACATCACGCCAGGCGGAAAAGTTTATAATCCATTCATCCGCCTGGCGGACCGGCCGCACCTTCTCATTGCCGGCGCCACTGGTTCTGGGAAATCTGTCGCACTAAACGGCATTATTCATTCCCTTTTGCTGACACAGTCCCCGTTCCGCTGCCAGTTTGTCTTGATTGACCCCAAAAAGGTAGAACTTATGCAATACCGTTCTGTTCCGCACACTGTTCGTTATGCGTCAGAATTGCCCGACATTGTACGCGCACTTCAATGGGCTGTAGAAGAAACAGAAAAGCGTTTTTTGTTCATGCAGGCGGCCGGCGTAAAAGAATACAATGGTACGCACATATACGTCGTTATTGACGAACTTGCTGACATGATGACAATGGCAAAAAAAGAATGTCTCCCATTGCTCCAACGCCTGGCACAGATTGGCCGTGCTGCTCGCGTCCATCTGATCGCCTGCACGCAAAACGTGCTGGCTGTAACGATTCCAACAGTACTTAAATGCAATTTTAGCTCAATACTCGGGCTCCGGACGGCAAACGCGCAGCAGTCCCGTTTTCTGATCTCGGCCACCGGCTGCGAAACACTCCCAAATCCCGCCCGGGAAGGTCGCGGTTATGGTTTTCTTAGAGACGGCGCCGACCTGGAAAAAATGTTGATCTACAAATACCCGGAAGACGACATAAACCGTGTTATCCACTGGTGGACATCATCCGCATGTATTGCTTGCTAAAGAAAGGAGGAGTGAAACATGAAACAGATTTATTTTGTAACCTTTGACACAAAAGACAGTGTGAACGTAAACCATTTCTTTATGCACGTCATGGCAAATACAGCAAAAGAAGCTATCCAGGAAGCAAAAAAAATCTGGACAGAGAACGGTTTCCGCTTCCACCAATACAAACTATACGCGCATAAGTCCAGAATTCAGAACATCAAATATCTGAAAATCATTTCCTGGACCGGCGAAACATACAGAGAGCATGATGCCATGGAATGGCCTTATTGTATCGGATATGACAAACGTTAATCAACGGCCCGTATAAGCCGTCCAGACAAGCAGCCCGCGCCGCAGGCCTTGTATCTGGCCGCTCCAGAATAAAAACAAAGGTGAGGACAAAATGAGTAAATATGACATGTTTCAAAACGCCTGGGATAGAAAGATTGGAATCAGGATCTTCGGCGGCAGCCAGCCGGATCAATATTTTGCCGGTTATGATTTCATGGGCTCCGTTATTTGGAAAACAGATCAAATGGAAATGTACTGCTGTGAAAGCATTGCAGAAGCGCGGCAAATTATTAAAGACCTGGAAGCAGCAGACCTTGGTTCCAACTAAACCGGAATCAAAAACGAGGATGAACGAACATGACTACCATAACCGCAACCGGCATCACTGCCGCCCTGATCGAGAGAGCAAACAACGCCAGCTTCTACGGAATTAAAAAGTCCTTCGGAGATCTCACCGAGACGGCTCCCGGATGGATTGCTGCCGAGAATGCCTGCAAAAAGTACCTGGTTGACAACGGAATCTGCTGGAACAGCTTCTACATCATCAAGGCCAGGACGATTGACACGACCGGAACCCCAGTCCCGTACAAAGCAGAGATTGATTTCAGCTATGACTGAGAGGAGGAACAAGCCATGAAAAAGATCGAGGTATACACAGATGATGCTGAACGCATCGAAAAGATTTGTGAAGAGCACAATATGTCCGAATATGAACTTATCCAGGTTTTTCTGGATGCGGCCGAAAACGGAGACATTGACATTGACAGTTACTGATCCTGGCACACCGGACCCGGACACCGGATCCGGCAGCCAGCACCAGGTGCTGTAAAAAAGAGAGGAGAAACGAACATGAAGAGTTATTTTGGAGGATGCGGCACAGGGGACACGATGCTCCACATGATCGAGTATTTCGACGGCCAGCGCATCAGGCAGATCGAAGTACACACCCTTTCCGGGATCATTTGCTGGACAGAGAAAACCATTCCCGGAATCCTTGAAAACGGAATCAATTTCCGGACGGCGAAACGCCGGCTGGCTTCCCTGGAGAAGAAAGCAACGCAGCGTATTGGATGAAAGGAGAGAAAACCATGGAAAAGATTGTTTACACCGTCGTTTACGACACAGAAAACTTTTGTGATGGATTTGATTGCGACAGCTATGACGATGCCGTCGGCAGCGTGCTGAACATCCTCATGGCCTGGATGTATGACGGGGAACTCACCTGGCATCCTTGCGACGAAACCATCCCGACAGAGGAACAGCTTGACGATTGGAACTACTTCATCAACAGCAACGAGGTCCGTATCTACCGGCACGTTGCCGGCACAGAGTGCCTGGATGAAGACATTGTGTGGTACATGGACCAGGACGACGTCGAGGAAATCGGCTGGAAGGAGGTGGAATAATGAACGACCTGAAAGTCTCGATCTCGCTGGACCTGTGCGAATTGCTGGGCCTAAAGGGATGCGTGGAATCCCGCATTGAATTCATGCGCAAGCTTAACTATTCCAGCGCACTGATCGACAAAGAAGTCGCGCTGTGCGACAAAGTCCAGACCGCCATTGACGAATGGTGGAGAAAAGCAGACACTTAATCCCGATACCTGGCGGGCGAAACACTCGCCCGCCAGCACCGGCGCCAAGCTGGAGAAAGAGAGGAGAAACGGACATGACAACCAAAGAGAAGAGCGTCGCGCTACAGGCACTAAATGACATGCAGCGCATGATCGAAGAAAAGGAAACTGAATGGACAAAAGCATTCAACGATGGAGAACCGACAGAAAAGATTGATTCCGAAATAGATCGGCTTCTTCACATCCGGAACGGAATGGAAATGATACTGAATGAGCTTGGAATCAACGTCGGAAGGAAAGACTACAGGAGCGCTCCGGCTTATCACACTGTATGGTACCTTTCCTGATCTTGGGCATTATACGCTGACGGAAAGGAGATGTCATTATGTTTGAGCCCGTTCTTCCGTTTGATAAAGAACCTATTGCAACCAGATTATCGTTCGCCTATAATGCAAGAAAGGAGGATAAACTGATGAATAAGATTGATTTCGTTATCTTTTGCATTCAGCACCATGAAGACTTCCCCGTCGTTAAAGAAATCGACCTGAAAACGGCTCAAGCAATCATTGACGGCCTGGATCCAGATGCCGACGTGCCAGAAATGACAGCCCAAGAATTTATGAAACACTGGAATATTTTCGTTCATGATCCAAAAGTTATGAACGAATAATCCGTTTCATCTCCGTTCTCGTTCCGTTTTACCCGTTCAGGTATGATCCTGGACGGGTTTTCCATTTTGTTTCGTTTATGTCAAATACGCTCGTTTTTGACATGTTTTCACCGTTTTCGCCTTCTCCTGTTTTTTCACGTCATTCTGACGGCGAAAAACATTCAAAAAACGTGTCAAAATCATATTGTCATAATCCCCCGTTTGTGATATTATTTACTACAAGAAAGGGGGCTGTTGCCTTGTGAAGATCGGATACGCACGTGTTTCTACTCAGGATCAAAACCTGGACCGTCAACTTGACAATCTCCGCGCCGCTGGTTGTGAACGAATCTTTAACGAAAAAATGACCGGAACGAAATCTGACCGGCCTGAATTAAAAACCATGCTGCTTACGCTTCGTTCCGGAGATATTCTTGTGATTGACTCCTTCTCCCGCCTCAGCCGTTCCACAAAAGACCTGCTCGACCTCGTGGAAAAACTGACCGGCATGGGCATACACCTTATCAGCCTCAAAGAAAACCTGGACACCACTACAGCAACCGGCAAACTGATGCTCACGATGCTTTCGGCACTATCTCAGTTTGAACGCGACTTGATCGCAGAACGCACCATTGATGGATTAAAGGCCGCCCGTTCTCGTGGTCGCTGTGGCGGGCGTCCGCACGTAGGCTCAGAAAAAGACAGACAGCAAGCCCTGGCAATGTACGATGCCAATATTATGACGAACAGTGAGATTGCAAAACATTTTAACATTTCATTATCTACGCTTAACCGCTGGATCCGTTCCAGAAAAAGCCGGCGCTAATACCGCCGGCTTCCCGTTCCCATTCCCGCCTTCCCGGTTTCCAGACACAAAAGCAACCTGTCACGTCGTAGGGTATATATTATTATTTATTCTATAAAAAAATATATATATAGGCATACCTTTCATTCGTTTTAAAACGGGCATAGAATCGCGTTTATGCCCGTTCCTGGTGTTACTCTTCGGTTTCGTCCGGAACAGCTTCTATCAGCCTCTGACGGGCTGTATCAGCGTCCATTCCCTGCATCGGATTATTTGGTGTCACCACGACATCAGCCACATCCTTATAGTCAAACCAATTCTTTGACAGGAAGATACCGGATGCCGGATTAATCTTCCCGTTCAGCATGAAATCAGCCCACATTTCCTCGATGATGGCGCACGCTCTTTTAACAATGTCACCGTGTGTGGCGGCCCGTGTCACCCCATTTTTCCATTCATTCAAAGCCTGTCTGCTAATGCCCAGCCAATTGCAAAGACCCACAATCTGAGGTTTCCGGTCGTTCTCAACGCAATACATGAAGTACTCCCCTATTCTTTTGCGGACCTGTTCCGGATCGGATATATCAATAGGTGGCAGATCCCAAGAAGCGAGAGCGTATCGAACGTAACGGGCGTTATCGCCAGGTTCGCCGGAATCAGCGGTAAGATCCTTCATCCAATCGGAGCCACGGTTCTTTTTCTTAACGACCTGTTGTACCTGTTCGGTTGAAAGATCCGTTCCTGTTTGTTCGGAATGTTTTTGTTTCATAATCAATCTCCTTTCAGAGCGTACTTAACCTGTGACCATGGCATTTCATTATACGGGCGTTGTGCCTGTGGCAGTTTATATTTGTCGGTTGACAGGTAATGAAAGATACGGGGGTGATTAGTCGGATCAGATACGAAGGAAGCGTTGTACTCAGATGGCAGGGCGAGTATCCGTTTGTCGCAGAGGAAGTTAAGGACATCCTGCTCCATGTGTTGATACTTAACGGTATTGATTTCATGGATAATCTCGTCATCCTTTTTATCGGCACGAAGTTTCTTGAGGTTAAGGAGCATACATCCTGCGTTATAGTAAGGTTTCTTTTCGTGGGTATTATTGCGTGTTTCGGGGACGGCAGAGAAATAGTAATCCTGCACATCATAGTTCCAGATCGGGGATATATCGTCCACGACAATAGTATCGGGATCAAGGAGGAGGACGCGGTCCTCATCGGGGAGGATCTTAGACAATGCGGCGCGCATGAGCGTCATGTATTGATAACCAGGTCGGATGTTAGGTCCGTCGTCAGGGAAGATCTTCTGATCGGACACGTTCAGGCAGTGGCATACAGGCGGGAGGTCAGGCTCGTCCGGCAGGGTATCGTCTTCTATAAGCAGGTATATGTGATCCACAGGGGTATGTGAGAGTAAGGACTTGATAGCAGGTGGGAGCATGTAGTAGTAGTTCCTGCGGGCCATGTATACGACAGACCTGTGTGGCGGAGTGGTATGTTCCTGCCAATAGCGGACGATATCGAACACAGACCAGTCATGAATACCGGCGTAGTGGGTAATGATAGGACGGGACGGGGTGCCTGTGATCTTGAATCCGGTTGACGTGTCGTTATAGCCAGGATCTATAGCATTGAATCTTTGACCGCAGTGGATAATGAACGCATCCTGTTCGGGGTACTTATGAAACTTAGTCTGGAGTTCTTTTATAACGATGTCATCCATACCGGAGGACCGGAGGAGGTCAAGGTTGAGGAGCACTGTACCGAAGTTAACGTAAGGATATCCGCGTTGCTGATGTGAGCGTGGCTCCGTTACCCCGGCGAAGTATGCTCCGGTCAGATCCATATCCCATAGTGAGGATATGTTTTCGTGGGTAATAGTATCAGCATCAAGGATAAGGACACGGGAGAGATCGGGGAAGACCTTAGTCATGGCAGCTTTAAGGAGGATCATGTAGGTATATTTAGAGCGGAAGTTAGGTCCGTCCGGATGAAAGATTTTCTGATCGGAGACGTTCACGACAGAAACGTTCTCCGGCAGCGGGTACGGGAAAGTGTCGTCCTCGAGCATGAGATAGAGATGGATGTCGGGGTTATAGTAGCAAAAAGAATGCACGGAAGCTCGCAGGAGCGAGTACAGTTTGCGTGTTGACAGCATAACGCAGACTTTCTCATCCGGCGTGGTATGGATAACAGGTGTAGCCATGTATATCATTCTCCTTTCATAGAGTCTATGAGTGCGGATATTCGTTCGCATGAGTGCCCATCGCAGGCTGATGCCACGAGTGCACGGCAATCTCGTTCCACCTGATTTAATCCGGCAGAGGAGCGGAGAAGGACAAGCAGTTCTTCTTCCGTTGTCGCGAACCTGGAGCAATACTGATCCGGGTACCGGAGGTACATTCCGCGCGTTTCCGTGTAACCTGGATACTTCTCGAACAGGACAACGGGGATATTGAGGAGGTAGGCGTCAAACATGATTGAGCTATAGTCCGTTATAACGACGTCAGCGTCGTACAGGAACGGGGTGGTAGGCAGGTCCGCTCCGACGATTCGGATATGTTTCCAATCGACGCCGGTAAGCTGTTCTTCCACGCGATTGATTTTCGCCTGGAACATGTACCATGGATGTGCCTTAACGAGCAGACACTCATCATCCGTAAGGTGCTCGTCAATGTATGCCCAATCAATCTTAGGGAATGCCGATTCCTTGTAGTCGCGAAAGGTTGGAGCGAACAGGTATGTACGCTTGTCCGGATCCTGTTTATATTTGGTGTGTGTGAAAAGCTCATCAGTGCGTGGCATACCCAAGGGGAGAATGTCGTCATATGGTACGCCAGTGCAACGGCTCCATGTAGATCGCATACCTTCGCTTGCGGAGATAATGTGCGTCATTTTACGGGCATCAGTATGCCTGTAGTACGGGCGGTTTGGCTGATCCAGCCCAATATACTTACCGCCCTGTATGCCGTGCCATATCATGATACACTTGCCAGGAGTGACGGACGGAAACTCGTCTATGACCATAATGTCATACTTGCCGGAGAGAACTTCCCTGCGAAAATCAACATCGTAAGTGTGGATATGTTTCTTCTCGCCGGGGTAAGCGGTATAGATGGCATTGAGATTCTCCGCACGGGTAAGCGGCCGGAATGATGCGAAAAGTACAGGCTTACTCATCAGCATCACCCCTCTTTTCGAGAAACCCGCACTCTTCCATGATCGTCCGGTTTGCCCTGCGGATCACCATCCAGATAACCTTGGTTGGGACGTTGTGCTTCAGGCTGTAGTCTTCCACGGCATAGAGGTCATCACCCCAACGTGAAGTAAAGTATGACCGAAGGACATCCTGGTCAGTCTTGACAAAATCCTTAAGGAACACATGATGGCAGACAGCATAGATCCGCCTGTCCGGAGCGGAGAGGTTATCCCAGTTATACCCGTCACGCTCCAGGGCGAAGTAGGTTCGCCACATGTGTGTTGCTGTGCCGCGCCACCACTCAGTCTGTTTCATCTGCATCACCTCCGGTGAGATTATTGCCATCGAGCATGATAGCAATCCGTTCATCGTAATCCTCGAGCCTGTCCGCAGCTTCAGAGATTGTCCTCAGCCTGTCACGGGTGAGCATTCCTCCTGCGGAAGCCATCAAGCGTAAACGATAGATCAGTTTGTTTGTGGGCGTAGGGTTACCGGATACTTTCAATGTTTCTCACCTCTCGCATTAAGGAAATCTTTTTCGGTAAACACGTATGTTCCGATATGGCCGCAGGATACACGGCTGTCACAGTAGATTGTGTGCCCGAGCTGGTTAACCCTGTAACAGAAAGATATGTCCTCACCGCCCCAAGGATACGGGGAGAACGCAGGCCCGAACTTATCCCATACTTCCTTGAGGAGTTTAACCGACGTCAAAACACATCCGAACCCGCATCCTTTTACCGGGAATACAGAGTCCCGCGGATAGTCGTCGTATGTATGCACCGCGGCCGTAAGGTTCCCGTCCGCATCCTTTTGCGGTTCTTCCAATCGGTCGTGTATGACAGGGTTGTATGGTGAACGTCGTTTAAAGTAGATCCCGGTCACCATCTCAGCGTCAAGCTCGTCCATATCATTTGACAGGATATGCAGTGTGTCCGGAGTGAACATCATGTCAGAGTCAAACCACATTACCCTGTCAAATCCGTTCTCGATTGCCGCGAGTGACAAAAGGTTCCGCGAATCGTACACGAGTGAGTTTGTTTTCTCTGTAACGGCGACACCAGGGCCTTTCTTCAGGTGCACGAGTGAGTGAGTAAATCCGGTGTAGGTAGAATCCATGCACGGGATAGCAATCAGCGTCTTGATTAGGCCGTTCGTGCTGTCATTAGTCATTTTTCATCACCTTTCTGTCAATTTGTATACGGTTGTATACGGTGGCATCTCGGCACCGTATACAAAATAAACCCAGTATTTTCAACGCTTTGAGCCCTGTTGTATACGGTGTATACGGTGTATACGGTGGTAAATTACTCTTACGCGCGCGATACGCGTATCAATTTTCCATGAAAATCGATAAAAAATATTCTCTATATATATAGGTGTATGTTTTGACCGTATACACCGTATACACACCCTGGAGCCGTTGATTTATAAGGCCGCAAGGGCGTATACGGTGCGCATACCCCACCGTATACACCGTATACAAAATCAGAATGGCATGTCCGGATCGTTGACGATAGCATACTGATACTCCTCCTGTTCTGTCTTTTCTTTTTCCTCTTGCGGCAGTTTCAGAACGACATGCGGAACGTTCTTGTCACCTATCCGCACCTGTATAGTGAGCTTGTTGTTCTTGTTTCCGGCGCCATAGTACTTGTGTTTCAGGATCTCCTTTCGTTTAGCCCAGTCCAGGAAAGCTCCTGGTGAATAGCTGTTGTTCTTCAGGATGTTATCGAACACAGTCTTGTTTATATAGATGTATCCGTCCTCATACTTACCCCACACTTCGCCGTTATTGGAATCCTGCGAATCGAACCGGCGCGGGTTTGCGGCACAGAATCCCATAAGCCAGTTATAGCACCGGAGGTTAACGTCCGTTTCCGTCCGGCTAGCCAGGTATGGCTGAATGTCAGTAAAGGTCAGGGCGCGATCGTCCTTGAATATTGCTTTCGTGGCAAGTATGTCTGCCACGAGCAGGAGCGTTGCGGAAACGACCTGCTTTTCCTGCACGTCCTCCTTTATCATTTCCCCGTAGATCTTCTTATAAAGCGCTTTTAACGCGTTTACAGTGCCTTCCTTTTGCAGTGACTGAATAAACTTCCGGCCGGCAAATCCGTAGTTTTCTTTCAGCGTATTAGCAACGTCACGAGCGTTCTTGAACAGCGGAATACCGCCATAGTTAACGTCAATCGTACGTGACACAGCGCCGCCTCCGGAGTTGTTCTGGATGATTGGCATCTCGCCGGTCGTGATGATACTGCTTGCCCACCTGCGCTGGACCTGGAGTCCGCCTTCCTTGGCGCCGCGTCCCTTTGACGCGCCTTCCGTCAACATGTAGATAATGTCGTCGAATGTCTTCCTGTCAGAGATCACCTGGAGTTCATCAAACAGGATCGGAATATTGCAACAGAAAGCGGCATACAGTTCCATACTAACCTTTGTACCGGAGAACGTTTTAATGTACCGGCCGATCTCCGGATTACCCCATACAGATGCGGCGAGCATGAGCGCTACAGTTTTGCCGCACCCGGTCTCTCCCCAGAAGTGAGTAAAGAATGGAAGGCACCCCAGGATTTGCACGAGCGGACCTGCAAAGGAAGCTGCCAGCGCGATCCTGGCCGGGACCGAGTCGCCTGATCGGACATCACTTGCAAGACTCATCCACGTATCTTCACTGCCGGACTCAATCAGTTCCTCAAACATCCGCTGTAGCTCGACACTGTCGCCATCGTAGGCAACGTCCTTTACGTATGGCATGAACTGCCCGTTCGTCAGCCATCCCATGTGAGATACTGAGTTCTGCCGTGGCAGGTTGTCGTAGTTCAAGCTCTCAATCACGCCGATAAACTTGACTACTTCCTTTGCGTTTTCGCTGTTAACGTGGATCCCTTGCCGGGCCAGCGAGATTATTTTCTGAGCCGATGCGAGTTGTTCCCTGGAGACTGTAAGTGTTTTCCATGGGTCCTTGCCGCGGCAGTAAGCAATTTCAAGCTTTTCCTCGAACGTTTCAATATTGGTTACACGGCGCACAGGCATAATAGGATGTGATATAACCTCAACCTCCGCGCCCATTTCATTGACATAAGCGACACCGTATTCATCGCAGATATACTTCCCGGCCTTTAGCTGTATTGGTTGGTTCTCAAAGCACGTATCGTAATCACCGAGCACTGATGCCTTTGGGCTTTTGCTGTCCATGTACGCACGCCAGTAAGCTTTAAACTCCTTAAAGCCAAGCGACTTCGCGATCTTCTCCATGGCGCTGAGTGTTTGTTGCATCAGGAACTTGTTGTCCTTTTGCCGGTATATCCACTCGTACGGTTCTTCCGTTTCAAAGTCTTCTATCTTCCATTGTTCCGCTGGCTTCTTTGTCAGGTGCATGATTGTTGCGATTTCGGCCACTGTCTATCACCTCCCTTCATATGTAGTTATAGAATTCCGGCCTGTCGATATTGAGATATGCAAACCAGACGTCATTACATGTGTTCTTTATATGGGGGATGTCTTCAGCATTCCGTACCAGATCCGCCTGCAATTCCTGCAAGCGCTTGTCAAGGAGATACCACACGCAAAAAAGCAGTTTCTCCCTGGCTTTTTGTTCCGTTTCTTCATGCTGGATCCTTCTCAGGACCTCGCTTTGTGCGGCCGCTTCTTCTGCATGTTTCTGTTGCATCCTTTCACGTTGTTTGGCGGCACGCCTGGACTCATAAAACCTGTCGTCTAATCTCATACGCTATCACCAGACTTTCGGAATTTTCGTGCCATTTGTTTGTTCCTTTGCCATATGGACGGCGTCTCTTTTTCAAACAATTTCAGTTTGAATGTCTCATCTATCCATTTCGCTGCGTCGTAATAGCTCTCACAGTCCGATAGCAGGCCTTTCGCAAGAGAAATGCAGTCTCCGCCCGCATGACACACAAAGCAGTAATATCCCCTGTTTCCGGGGTAAATACGCATATTCATATCGTGGCCGTTATGAAAAGGGCATCTGCATCTGCCGTGCTGATTAACCTGGATGCCAAGCACCCTGGCCACATCAATGGCAGACACAGACTCCCTGATGATTCTGTATTTTTGCCGGTTATCTTCATACATTGTTATCCTCCCCTTACACAAGGTCTATATGTTTATGTGGTAATTATACTACCTGATGTAGTTGCTATCAATAAATAAAAATCAGATTGGTTTGTAATCCTTGAAGTCAGATACACCGGCAATAAAACCGGCAATGAAAAACAGTATCATCAATCTACACCTCATACTTCTCAAGCAGATCAGTCCCCATCTTTATCGGACACGTAAAACAGTAGTTGTGTTCTAACTCATCCATAGCATCCTTGTGGTTTGTGTTGCGTTTGTGGCAGTTCTCATAGTAGGCGCAACCCATCTCGCAGAAATCACTGCCCGTCAACGCTTCCTCCATCTGCTCAAACCATTCACGCTTGCGCTTGTTGTGCATTTTGTCATATCCGATCCGTGAGCCAAGCGTAACGGCAATGCCGATCAGGAAACCGAAGAACAGGCAGATAACAACAGTCCACATTCTGTTCACCTCTTTCTGTTTGGGATATAATCTTCAAACCTCTTGCATTTCTTGAAAATAATCTTGTTATTGCACCAACGCTGAAGGTCTTTAATTTCTGTTGGCGCAGTCGGTTTGTTATAAATCATTACATACGGGTCATAACCTAAATCACGAAGTGTATATATCCTGTAAAGGTTTTCTTCCATCGTACTGTTGAAATTTGTCAAGCAGTACACCATGCCGATGTTTTTCTTCCTTCTGAATCTCTCTGCGAATCTTCTGAACTTACCTTCCAGATCGTCCTTCGGATTGTCCCATGCAAAGTGCAATGTTCTTAATCTCATCTGGTTGATATCTTCAATATCATCATCATTCAGACATCTGATATCCAATCCTTGTGTAAAATCCAACATTGCTCCTGTTCCCCTATACTGCTTCATCAGATCCCGTTTTTCACGGCAAGCAGTAATGTTTGGGTCAAGTATCCGAATCTCTTTCTGTCCGTTCCAGAAGTCTTTTACATCAGCAACCTTTACAGAGCATCTGCCCTCTTTGGCAGCGACATGGCAGAAAGAACATCCTCTTGGGCATCCTCTGCTTGTCATACTCACTGCGAAATCGAATTGAGGATAAATGCTGTAGTCTGGAAACATCCTCTCGATTTCTTCCGGTAAGGTCTGATGCTTATCCTTGTCAAATACCTCAACTCCGTTTTCAAGATGTATTGCATACCCTGTTCCACCTTTAATCACTTTGTCGCAGTTCATTGGCTCCGGAACGTCAGGAGAATAAGCATCTGAAAACACTTTACTCATGTACACAATGTCGTAATGGAAAAAGTCTGTCCACCACCACTCCACTTCATCGCCGCGAGCCTTATGATAAGCAGAGATCCGCATCAGGGCCAGGTTCGGGAAATTGTGGCCGTCAACGTCTATCAGTCCGATCTTCATTCCCAAATCCTTCCTGTCAGCGGATTAAACATCACGTCCTCACCGCCGGACATCACAGCGATCTTCCTGGCATCAGCCCGGTCATGAAACTGAAGCGCGTTATATGGACTTTCAGACAACCTGCACATGCCTGTATCCTCATATGCCATAGCAACAAGGTAGACATTCCCGAGACGCACAATATACACGTTAAAATCATCAATTCGCATATGCTGACTACCTCATGTAGTATTTAATGGCATAAAAAATCAGTCGCAGCTGGTGCCGATGTTCAGGTAAGCGTACTCATTGTCAAACCACATTCCATATACGCCTACACCGCACAGCCATTGCGTACCGATACCCTTGTTTCTGTTGTCGAGCATGTCCAGAAG